GACATCCGCATCGGCATCAGCGCGGCGGTTCCGTCCCACATGTTCAACAACGGCATCCACCAGAACACGCTGTATTTTTACGACGTTCTGAAAAACATCGGGTACACGCCCTACCTTGTTGTGACCAATCCCGATTACGAAAAATTCAAAAAAAGCCCGCCCGACGGCTGGAACAAGGCGCATTATGACAACATTGTTAGTTTCTCTCAACTACACCGGGTCGGATTTCACGCGGTGGTCACGTTCGGCGTGCAAATCTCTCACATTGCGCTGCAGCAGCTGCGCCACGCGGGCGTGAAACTCGTGTCCTACGTGTGCGGCAACGAGTACCTCATCAATTCAGAGGCGATTCTTTATAATCACGGCGAGTCGGGCTCGTTTGAGCAGGACAAAACCAACCCGCGCACGTCCCTGTTTGACGAGGTGTGGCTCATCCCGCAAATGATGGAGCTGAACGCGGCATACAAACGCACGCTGTCCCGTTGCGCCAAGGTCATTGAAGCACCGTTCATTTGGTCACCCGACGGCATGGAAACCATCGCCAAAAAGGACGGCGCCACACTGAATGACTTCCTCTACGTGAACGCCAAAACCGCAAAGGAAAAAAATAAACCCAAGGACACGACCAAGGATACGACCAAATCCGTGACCAAATCCATGGCCATTTTTGATCCCAACATCAGCATCATGAAGTGGTTTCTGCCGTCGTTCGTGCTGTGCGAGCGCGCGTTCCAGCTGGCACCGCAAGTTGTGGATCGCGTCTACATTACAAACGCGTTCCGAGAGAAAATTGGCGACACCCTGAACGCTAAAAAAATAGAAAACACCGTGCGCTACACCGACCTCTTCCTGGACAAGCGCGTGTTTTTTGAAAAGCGCTTCATCACGTTTGAATTCATGAAGACGCACGCCGACGTGGCCGTGTTCCATCAGTGGGGCAACCCGCTCAACTACATCTACCTGGAAATGGCGTGGCTCGGGTACCCCTTCGTGCACAATGCGCACCTGTGCGCCGATCTTGGCTACTACTACGAGGGCTACAACCTGGAACAGGGCGCCGAAGTTCTCCTCGGCGCCATCATGAAGCACGACTCGGTCGCCCACGAATACCTGCGTATCAACCGCGAGCGCGTGGACCGCTACCTGCCCACCAATGCGACACTGCAACAAAAATACAAAAAAATGTTTGACGACTTGTTTTACGCACCATGAATTATTGCATTTTCAATTTGCATTGTTCACATGCAGTGCCGTTGTTTTTGGTGCCATTTTTGCTTCTGGTTTCTGATGTGCGGACTCATGACAGCAGCCGCAGTGGTCTTCATTGGCTTGATCCACCTTGGAATCCACGATTTTGGGATCGTAATGCAGTTGCCACCTACCCAATTTGGTAGTGCTCGCAGTTGTTGCCGGTTTCAGTATTCTTCGGATGAAATTCATTGTCTTAATGGTCTTAATGAGCAGGAGTGCGTCTGTGTTAGTATTGAATGTTTTGTTCATGCGTTCAATTTTTAAATCAATGTTTGCAATGTGTAAAAATTGATTTAAACCAAGTGGACTTAATGTGGTGTAATGTCGTTCATCACCATGTACTCCGAGATTTTCAACTGCAATTACACCATCCAGGTCGGCGCAAACCAGGCCGAAAATGACGCGCTCGTTAAACGCGCACCCCAGCACGCCATGTGGTTTCATTTGAAGGACTTTCCCAGCGCGCACGCCGTCGTTATAAACACGGCAAAGGCAGGCGCAATTAATGCCGATGCGATTCGACGCGCTGCCGCGCTGGTAAAAGAACGTTCCGGGTCAGGTGTTCGCAACCTGCAAAACGTGGGCGTCAATTACTTATTGATGAAATGGGTGCGGCGCACCGAAACCCCGGGCAAGGTCATCATGGCCAAGGCCGCCAAATGCATACAAGTGTGAATTTGTGAATTTGTGAAATTGCATTCAACTTGTTAGATTTATGGTGCGTTATTTCCATCCATTTTCTCTCGTTTTACAAAAATGAATTTGCCAAACATGTCAACGGATGGTTCACCAACGGGCTGGTCATCTCCTTCCAAAACATATTTATGGGTTTCTTGAAATTCATTTTAGAGAGAAATTCATTCCATAATTAAACGCAGGTATGAATTACAAAAAAAAAATAAAATATGGTTGGGTAATAAGGAAATAAGTAATTGAACAAATACCATACAACCCATACAACCCAATCACTACAAAAGTATGAATAATTTGTCCATCACATTTAGTGCATTTTTACTGCTGTTCATATTCATTTCAGGCGGTGTAAACAAAATCATGAACTTCAAAGGAACTGTTGACTTCTTGAAGACAAAAATAAGCACCATTCAACTCAGTCCAATATTCATTGCAGCCCTCTCTGCCGCCATTGTTTATTTTTATGTCAATTTGATCGTCATGCAAAAGGCAACCCAACGCATGAATGCACCCTTGTTTATTTTAATTAGCATTGCATTGATCAGCATTCCCGCCTTGGTGCATTTTAAAACTGCATTAAACACAAGTAAATGGCTGGTTTCACTCATATACAATTCAGCAATTGTTGGAGTCATTGGATTACTTACATTTGGAAGTTTACTGATTTTGTATTCTCTCTATACGAACCAGTATGAAGAATATGCACACATCGCGACGATTGGATTGGCCGTGTTTACGGCGATGACGATTTTAATTTTTCATTTTCCAACAGATCCATCGGAAATGATTTCATTCACAAAGAATCTCTCCATTTTCGGTGGACTCATGTTATTATCGCAACGATTCATTCATTGATGGTTATGGTTTATGTTTATGGTTTATGGGTTTCTTGAATTTCAAAGTAGAGAGAAATTCAAGAAAAATAATATAATATAAATCAGTTTTTCGCATTGAATTAGACCAAATTCAGGTGCTTCTGGTAATTGGTGTCTAAACGATTGGGAAAGATGGGTCCATAGCTATGCCGCATATTCCCTCGTCATTGGTGCTGTCAGTTCTTTCTATTTTAACATAGCCTTCATTGCCCCAGCTATCACTCCAGCTATTTTTTACGAGCCAGTATTTTACTCCGTTTTCTTCTCCGTATCCTACGGCTAGAACACCGTGGTCTAATTGAGTTCCGCAAGCCTTATCAGTGATGACTCCAGAGGAGTAAAACTGGAATAAATGGGTATCTGCTTCAATGGCGACCGACACTGGCCCAATAGAGACGGCTTCTTTGAGGGCTAATTGATTGTTAGGCATAACATCTGCACAGTTGGTAAATTTTGCGACGACTTTGCAGTTTTTGCATTTATTTGAGTCAATTGCATCGTATTTGTAGTCATTTTCAGCGCACATTCCGCCATTTTGGATGGCGTATTGGAAGGATGGGTCCATGTCGCCGCCATTGCAGCCTTGATTTCCGTATTTGCGACTGCAGTCCATGAGCTGTTGTTCGCTCAGACTAACGAGTTGTCCTTTGGCGATGGCCCAAGCGCCTTCCATTGCGCCGGTGGAGGAAAATGACCAACAGCTTCCGCATTGTCCTTGGTCTTTCACGGGTGTGACAGCGTTGGACCGCCAGTCCACGGAATCGGGTAGGGTTTTGTTAGTTCCTTTGAATGAAATGCATGATAAATTGGTCGCGAGGAGGTTATGAGATTTTCTAAAACCATTCAAATGGGTTTCTCTAAATTCTTCAGGGGTGATATCGGCGAATTGGTTGATAGCCATTTTGAAGGTGTTTGAGGCATTGTTGTTATGAAGGGTGATGTGTTTGAGATTGGTGCAGAAAGCTTCAAAACGATGTTCAAATTCTTCAAATGACTTGTATTCTTTGTTGAATTTTGATTGGAATTTATTGAAATGGAACCATTCATCAGTTTCGGATAATTGGGTGTGGATCTCGCCTCCACATGCGAGAGATAGAAGGCTGATAAAAAGTAGAGATTTAATCATATTATAGCATAAAAGCATATTTTATTTTTTTATAATTAAATTCCTGGGCTTGCAAAATAGATTTTCCTAGTTGTTGCTATTTTTGTTTTGCATATGGGATATTCTTTGGATACTAAAGATTGATTAAATTTGAATATTGCACAGTCATTGTGAACAGTAATAATAATCGGCAATGACCGTCTTGGCCTTGACATATCGGCTCATTCTTGCGGCGCATACGCCTTCCGCCAACGCCGCGCTGGCAATCGTGGGCCATGAGCTCAGCAGCTGGTGCGTGGTCGCCTCCCTCTTTTCCACCTTTTTGCCGGTGGTTGATGTGCATATTGGGTTATTTGTAACTGCATTCGTCATGGCATAATAATCATCACGCAATGACACGCCATAGTATCCCTCATTGTTTCCCTGTTCGGTCCACACGGTCGCTTTCAATGCATGCGGCGACGCATTCAAATACGCCTTCAAATCCTTCATGTCTGTCTCGACCAATGGTATTCCAACCGATTGTTTCCACTTCTGGTACTCTTTCAACAATACCGAGTTCAGAATCTTGCCACAGTCCGAAAATTGACACCGTTCAAACAAAAACGTCTCCGCATTCGGGTTCAACGAAAGCGATGATACATCCGATGATGGCATTTTCTTGTATTCCACCGTTTTCAGCTTCACGCCAAGGTAGCCGTGCACCCCGCGAATGCGCTTGGCCTTGAATCGCACGTCCAAATAGTTCTTCAGCGCGTGGAACGTCTCTTTTGTTGGCTTGGTTTGACACCACAGACGGAATCGCCCCTCCATGCTGACCGACGACTCCTCCACATCGGGGCGCACAATGCACGCCACTTTGATGAATTCGTTGAACTTATGTGTCAGCTCGTCCTCCGGCAGCAGCACGTTCTGATACACGGATTGGTGACCCGCCGCAACCACCTCCAGCTCCTGCTTCTGTTTGGTCGTGAGTTCCCGCAAATCAGTCAGTTCAAGGGCCTGGGTTGCCACCGTTTTCTGCAGTTCACGGTTTTCGGCTTCCAGCACCTCGTTGCGCTGCATCAGCCGGTTGAAGTTGTCAATGCTGTACGTACGCGAATGAATGATGTCGGCGATGTGTTTCTTCAGCCGCTCAATCGTGAAATTCGTGCTGTCGTATGCAATGATTTCGGTCTTGTTTTTGCCGCCCACTTCAATGCTGCGGATGTGGCGCTTGATTTTCGGATACGTCTTGATCAGGTTCTCTATCTCCACCTTGTTTTGCACCCGGAAGGCGGCAACCAGCACGAAATTTTGGTATTTCTTGCGGTGGTCCATTACGCGCGTGGAGAGATCATTCGTGTGACCGAATTTGATCAGCTTCTCGTTTTCAGCGTTCGTGTTGTCAATAGTGCCAAAGTAGATGCACTCCGTGTTTAACGGGAACTGCCCGATAATCGCATGCTCCACAGCGCGCTGCTTCTCTTTCTTCGTGGATTGGATGACGGAGTCCTTTTCTTGGATCACTGCTTGGATGACGGCATTTTTTTGTTCAAGTTGCTGTTTCAATTCATCGGTCTCTTCTTCCACAATTTGGTGCAGAACCTCTTCCATCTTCATGTAATATTCATGAATTTCTGATGCTTTTTTCGTTTGTGCTTTCAGACATAACGACTTGAAACAACGAACGGTAAGCATTATGATTTGCTTGTTGTGACCGCCATGACTCTTGGTAGCTTCATGATGCTCAATGTTTTTGTAATCAATATCAATTTTGAAATGTTTTTCAATCATGTTTTTTGCATGATATTTTTGTTGAAATCCTAACCAGTTCCATACGTTGTCCAAATCAACGACGAAATCCAAATTTTTGTCATAGTTCAAGTAGCAATAAAAACTACTCACAAATAACTGTTGCTCAAATCCAGTGAATGATTCCTGAATTTTGGTCAACAGTTTGCCATTGTATTCTTGCGACAGTCGGGTGATGGGGTTTTTCTCAATCAGCTCAACGATGTTCAGCTCCTGTTGTGGTTGTGGTTGTGGTTGTTGTTGTGTTGCGGGTTCCATGGTGATGGGTTTATACTATGCATAGGCGGACTCTGTTTAAGTTGTTTTGTGCGTTATGTTTTTATAATCGCAATGCATAATTTATAAAAGCAAATGTTTATGCGGAGTATGAAATGCGCTTTTATATTTTGAAAACGGGGTTTATGAAATCTTGCTACGCCGATTGGAGGAGCAAGATTGTAACTGATTTGATGTGCAAATTTTGACTTGTCCAACGTATTGAGAGAAATAAACGCAGTGTTGTTGGCCCCAAGGCCGAATTGAAATAAAAGCGCTCCCGCAGTTGCGGGTTCGCTTTCGCGTATATGAAATCAAACAAAATCACATTTTCAAAGTGAAAAATCTTGCTCCCGCAGTTGCGGGAGCAAGATTGAAAAGCGCTTCACCCAAATGTGAAGCAAGATTTCACCATTTGCTCTTTTTTACGTTGATTTTGGGCCCTTTTTTACCCGAGTTTTTGGGGTCGTACGACTCCTCTTCATCATCCGAGTGCAGATCTTTGGAGATTTCCCAGAATTCCTTAGAGCCCAGCTTGAACGGACCGTGCTGTTGCGCCTTGTACCAGAAGATTTGTTCGTGCAGTTTGTTGGATTTCGCATTGTTATTGATCACCAAGCACTCAAAATTTTCGGTGCACTGGTCCATCACCTGACAAAAGCTCTCAAATGTGGGGAACATGCCCGCGTAATTCTCCCAGATGCGTTTGCGGTTGGCGATATACGGTTCGCGCAGGATAAACACGTAATCAATGTTCGTGCGCAAATTGGGCGGAATACCGAGCGGATATTGCATTGTGATGACTAACATGATCTTCCAATGTCTCCCGTTCATAAAAAGGAGGCGCATCATGACGTCCTTGGTCCATTTGTTGTCATAGAGGCAGTCGTCAAGGACGACGAAGGTGCGGGGGTCAATGGTGGAGCGTTTGTAAGTTTCAATCTCTTTTTTCACTTGTTTGAGGACGGCTTTTTGGCGCTTGAGGATATTTTCAATGATGGCGGTGTTGTAGGCGTCGTGGATGAAGAGTTTTGGGACGTGGGCTGCGAAGAAGCCGTTGCCGGCTTCGGTGCCGGAGATGACGGTGCCGATGGGGATGTCCTGGTGGTGGTACATGAGGTCCTGGACGAGGAAACTTTTGCCGGTGTCACGGCGGCCGATGAGGACGATGACGGGGCCCTTGTTTTCGTCGGGCCTAAAGCTGATGGAGCGCATGTCAAATTTGGAGAGTTCCAGGTTCATTGTGTCAAAATCGGGGGTATAAAATCAGGGGGTACAAGTGCAATACAAGTGCAATACAATACAATTAAATAATATTACAATTATTTAAACGCGAGAGCGATGAAGGAGTGGATAGAACGGTTCTACTACGTGTTGCTGTATGCGTGGTACGCGCTGTATGTGGTGGCGCTGCTGGGCATTGCGACAGTTGCACCAGCGTATTTAGAGACCATAAACATGGGGTTAAAGTATTTTATTATCGGGTTTTTGATGGTGAGGTTCAATCCGTGGACCAAGCACGCGGAATTCACCGCGTTTGACCGCACGATTGTGTTTAGCGCGGCGTTCTTTTTGCTGGCGTCCACTGCGGTTGCGTCGCTGTTCACAAATGCGTTGCATTTGCCGAATATGGATTAACATTGGTAATTTGGGAATTTGGGAATTTGGGAATTTGGGAATTTATTGAAAGTTGGTTACATTCTAATAATTATTTATTTATATCATGAAAAGTGTATAGTAACCATGAGCAGTCCCAAAACGCTGGATGACTTAGAACAAGCGCTGGTGAAGCAGGCGGTTGAAAACATTACAGCGCGCGTTGGCGCCAAAAAAACCAATGACCCCAAAATGAAGGACATTATTGCAATTGTGGAGCGCTTCATAAAAAAGCACGAGCTGGTGTGTTATGGGGGGACGGCAATCAACAACATTCTGCCGGAAGAGGCGCAGTTCTACGACAAAAAGACGGAGATCCCGGATTACGATTTTTATTCGCCCAAAGCGCTGGAACACGCGAAGGACCTGGCCGACGAGTTTTACGAGAACGGGTTTTCGGAGGTGGAGGCCAAGTCGGGCATGCACCACGGCACGTACAAGGTGTTTGTGAATTTCGTGGGCATTGCGGACATCACGCAGCTGGACCCGACGCTGTTTAAGAACATTCGTGCAGACGCGATCAAAGTGGACGGCATCCTGTACGCGCCGCCGAACTTGTTGCGCATGGGCATGTACTTGGAGCTGTCGCGCCCCGAGGGCGACGTGTCGCGCTGGGAAAAGGTGAGCAAGCGGCTGGCTTTGCTGAACAAGCACCACCCGTTGAGGGCGGAGGGCTGCACGCCGGACAAATTGATGAAGCCGTTCCAAACGCCGAAGCAGCATGCAACAAAGCATTTGAAGGCCAGTCCCACGGCCGATGAAATTGACGATTCGCGCCCCCCAGCAGACGAGCCAAAAGAGGTGCGCCTGTTCCGCACGGTGCGCAACGCGTTCATAGACGAAGACTTGGTGTTTTTCGGGGGGTACGCCATTTCGCACTACGCGCGGCACTTGCCGAAGTCGGAGAAGGCGCTGTTTGCGCAAATTCCGCACTTTGACGTGCTGTCGACGGATCCCGAGGCCAGCGCAGCCAAGGTGAAGGAGCGCTTGGAAGACAACGACTTCACGGGCGTAGTTGTCACCAAGCACTCGGGCATTGGCGAAATTGTGCCGGAGCACTACGAGGTTGCGGTGGGCAAAATCCCGATTGCGTTCATTTACAAGCCGGTGGCGTGCCACAGCTACAACGTTGTGCAAGCGGGCAAGCGGCGGGTGCGCATTGCCAGCACGGACACCATGCTGAGCCTGTACTTGGCCATGATTTACACGGACAAGCCGTATTACGACGTGGCGCGCATTTTGTGCATGTGCAAGCATTTGTACGACATTCAGCAGCACAACCGGCTGAAACAGACCGGGTTGCTGCGGCGGTTTGGACTCACGTGCTACGGCAAGCAAGAAACGCTGGACGACATCAAAGCCGCAAAGGCGGAGAAGTATCAAACGCTGAACCACAACGACCCGGAATACGAGGAGTGGTTTCTGAAGTATTCGCCCATGGAGTATTTTGAGCACACGTACAATACTGTAAAACACAAGCTCACCGTGAAACGGTCCCCTAACGCAAAAAAGAGCCCGTCGCCCAAAGCCCCGTCACCCAAAGCCCCATCGCCTAAAAAAACAAGGAACACGAAGACCACGTTGAAAAAGAAGAAGAAGACGCAGAAGTCCAAACCGTTGATCAATAAGTTTTTCAAAATAATAACTTAAATGGTTTGAATCACATGTAATAATAAATGTCGGAATAACAAAACATTTATTATTTTGGTATGCAGAACGACAATCCAGACCTTGACCGACCATTGGTTGTTACATACTGCAATAAATTCAAAGAAACAAATTACGAAAACACGCGGCGATTGGTTGAAACGCTGCAAAACAATGAGTGGGACCACACGGTGCTGGGATCCGGCGAAACGTGGGTGAATTTCATGACAAAAATAAATGCATGCCGTAACTATTTGGAAACGTTGCATCCCGATAAAATCGTAGTTATCATAGATGCACACGATGTGTATTGTTTGCGCAACGCGCACTACTTTGTGGATGAATTCAAGGCGCTAAACAAGCCGATCGTTCTCAGCATGGAGCTGTTTGCGGAAGGTCGGCTGAATTACAACACCAGTCAAGAGTATGTGCAGGTGGAATGGTTGGGGCCCTATTTTGAGCACCATGGAATGCGCGTGACGACCACCGATCAAGTCAAAAAGTACGTGAACGGGGGCCTAATATGCGGATACGCCCGGAACCTGCTGCATTTGAACAACTGGATGTTTGAAAATGGTTACACTGACGATCAAAAAGCGACTGCCGCGTATGCCAACGCGCACCCGGGCGACGTGCACCTGGACATGGACGCGCGGTTGTTGCACACGTGCACGTCGGGCGTGAATTTTGGGCTGCACGCGCAAGTGCAGTGCGCCGACAGTCCGTCATTTGGCGAGTTGTTCGGGCATTCAGCTTATTTTCTGCACATTCCTGGCTTGCATTGCGGCGGAGGGCAGACCGTGATGTATGACGTGGTGTACGACGTCCTGCAAAAATACAACAGCCGGCTGGCGGTTCAATTGCCGAACCACGCGTATAACTACGTTGCGTTTAAACAATATTACGAAGCCGAAAAAAAAATATACGAGCAGAAATAAATATATTGCAGTAATGCATACAAATTACAATCAATACATAACGCGCCAACGCATCAACGCATCAACGCATCAACGCATGTGGCCCAGCATTCCGGATCACTGGATGAAATGGGGCTTATTCGTCATATTGATTTACAGCATAGCAAAATACAATTACAATCAGCAGTCGTCATTGGAAGAGGGCTATGAAAACTGGTCGGCGTGCGTGGACCAAGGCTACCCGAAGGACTGGTGCATGTTTACGCCCAATCCGATGGAACCCGCGCCGGGGTACTGCAACTGCGGCGGCGGTCGCTACGGCAGTTACCACGTGGGCGGCAAGTGCAACTGCTACTTGTACAACCCACAGTTGCAGCCCATGTACGTGGACAAGCTGTTTCACGATTTTTTGGAGTAGGCGCGGCGCAACGCGTCGTCATCGTAAAGCGGTTCTTCCGCGCCAGGATCGTTCACCGTGCAGCAACTGCAGCAGCAGCACGCGCACCCGCCATTTTCATAGCACCACACCACGTCGCAGTCAACACAGTCTTGCACAATGTCGGCGCATTCAAACTCGTTGCATTTGACCGATGTGACCACAAACATGCCTACGAGCACGGTGGCCAACGGGAAATACGGCAACAACAACATGAGAGGCATGGAACACGCAAATACAGAATGATAAATAAACTAAATTCAATTTATATTATTTGAATTTATTTGAATTTATTTGAATTTATTTGAATGTGGGACGCGACGCAACTGTGATGACCCCGGTTCCTAGTTCAAGAGCCCGAAATTGGCCGGCAGCTCGGGAATGGTGGTGCTGTAGTACGACTCAATCTCTTTCAGTTTGCGATAATCGCGGCGCGTGACAAAATTGACGCCGCTGCCCTTGCGCCCCCAACGCCCCG